GGACATATGACGCGTTCCTTGCTGTGAAGGGGAAACGCAAGGGTACGTCGTCTGAACAGAGCACGGCGCGGCGCAGTGCTTGGAGCGGGTGAAGGGAATCGAACCCTCGTCGTAAGCTTGGGAAGCTAGCTAAGGAATGGCCTAACCATGAGGGTTTGCGGGCGTTACTTGCTCCTCAAAAGCACGTTTATAAGCCCTCGCAAAACCACTATCCATGCGAAATGCGAACCATTTGTGGAGCAACTTACGACCGAACCGATGCACAATCATGAGCGTTTCATTAAGCCGAAAACGACAGGCGACAAGTTAAGCGCAGCCTGCCGTCCGTAGCCTTAATAAATAAAGTAGTCCTTCCGAGATCCCATACTAGGATCGTGATCAACGTACCGCTGAAGCTCATCGATTATTAGCGACACCATCTCGTCACCATCTATCCATTTTGGATCTCGCGGACGAAGCTCCCCAGGCAAGTGCCAACCGGCGTACATCGGTTTACCCTTTTCGATCCTCTCCCCCACAAATATATAGATCGGACGGTTATCCCAAGGCAAGCGCAACGTTAATTCGATCGCAAACGGCATAGCCCCGTCAGCGTTTACTGGCAAACCGTGCTTCCGTGATAGCGGCTCAGCTTCAGAAATTTTGACCTGTGCTTCGATCAAACACGCATAAGGCATAGTCCTGCCGGTATTGTCGCCGTAGGTTTCAGCGATCTCGAGCTTAGAAGTCAGCATCATTCGTAAATTTACTGCAGCCTCCCACAGCTGGTCCAGCCACTCGTTTTCCCGATCTTCGTATGCTTTGTGCTTCCTTACGATTTCGTCGTAAATCATTCCACCTCCTATGAAGATAGTCTTCAAGATAACAGAATGCGCTTACTCTTAGACGATAGACTTGTAAAACCTGATGTCACAGGTTGGGAGTTCGTCATCTACGCAAAGAATTCGGAGTAAAAAAAATGATCATATAATTTTATTCTGTAAATTTTTATTGCCTTAAGACACGTTAAACTTGCATAACTCCCTTCAAGAATCAGTTATGCTTAAAACAATTGAAAAAAATTAACTTATTGTGGTAAATTTATATCTACCAACATTGGAAGGAGCACTAAATGGATCCACGCACAGGCCCAATGAAGAAAAGTGACATGCAGTTTAGCTATCCGGAAAGTACCGCCGGTGATGATGATCCAACGAAGCGCGGCCACCCGGACAAGGATTTCCTGAACCGCAAAGAGTGGTATGAAGTATTGTATTTTTGCAATCGAACGTCGAAGGAAAGCAAAGGCGTCGCACTGAAATCCGAGCGACTAATCCGCAACCATCTTCCGGGTAACGTACGTGGTCAAGATAACGTTCTCAAATGGCTGCAAGATAACTGGGACAACTTTAACTAATCGAGAGATATCATATGCTGATGGTAATTGAAAGCTTTGATGCGGCTGGTAACGACGGGAATACCTACAAGGTAAATTTGTTAGAACACCCTGGTCCCGAGCATAAGCCCCTCAATGGGCCGCGTCGCCGCATGCGTGGCCGGCGAGAGTACCGACTATCTGACGGTACCGAACTTATTGATGTAAGCGATGGGGTGTGGGAAATCGTGAGCACTAATGTGGAAATCACAAAAATTGAAGATCCATTAGCGGAAAAAGAAGAAGATTGAGTTAGGTCGCACGATGTTATGAAGGAAATGGGTTGCACGCTTCGGCTGCAGCCCGTTTTTCATCGAAGTCACAAGAATAGGCACCCATGATGCATGGTGGTGTGCTCCTATGGGGGAAAGCGAAATTTTGAAGAAGCTACGCTGAAAGTTACGCCAGGAGGGGACATGGGCAACGAGATTTACGACGACCTAGACGAACTGCCGGCGGCGCCACGCATCGACATTTCGGAACCCGACCTGGTGCTGCTGGAGCGGGCGGCACGCGCGCTCGGTGCCGTGCGCGTGGAAGTGGTTGATGGCGAGGGCTATGTTAACCTGCACTTCGCCAACGGCTCTGTCGTGCACGCTTGGAATCCGCTTACGTTCAATGGTGACGCGCTGGAAATGGCGGTGAAGCTGAAGCTCAGCATTAACATACGGGACGATGCTGTCTGCGTTACCGCAGGACGTAACAAACACGTGGTCTTTGAAAGCGGCAGAGATGCGGAACTGATGTCCGCTACCCTTCGGGCCATCACCCGCGCCGCGGCCGAGATCTAGAATAAGCCAGCAGGTTCAGCAGCGCGATCCCAGCTGTAAATGATGACCTCATTTCGCTCGGCACCACGGCTACCACCCGCTACCGTATAGGTAATTGGAACGGTATCCATCTGAAAGTCTGCAAAGATTCGGCGGATATCGGGATGATCGTTCAAACTGACAATCGCTTTGCCCTTCAAGCTCCCCATCATCGAAGCCATCTTCTCGTATTCTTCCAAACCGAAGTCAACGCCGTAGCCCGCTGTCTCCCAGTAGGGTGGATCGAGGTAGAACAAGGTGTGGGGGCGGTCGTAGCGATCCATCAGCTTGGCCCAGTCCATGTTTTCGATGAAGGCGCCAGACAGGCGAAGATGTGCAGCAGACAAATTTTCTTCGATCCGCAGGAGGTTAATGGGCGGCGTAGTTGTGGCTGTACCCCAAGACTGCCCTTCTACCTTGCCACCAAAGGCATGCTGCTGCAGGTAGAAAAAACGTACGGCCCGCTGAATGTCAGTCAACGTATCGGGCGGCGTCTCCTGGTGCCACTTGAACACCTCTCGACTGGCCAGCGCCCATTTAAAGTGACGTACGAACTCTTCGAGGTGATGCTGTACCACTCGGTATAAGCGCACCAGCTCCCCATTGATGTCGTTGATGACCTCGACTTTTGCTGGAGGTCGGAGGAAGTAAAGAGCAGCGCCGCCGGCGAACACTTCTACATAGCAGTCGTGAGCTGGGAACTGAGGGAAGATGTGGTCGGCCAGACGTCTTTTGCCACCGATCCAGGGGACGATTGGATTTGCCATGTTTCTACGAACTCCTACAAATACTGTACGGATATACAGTATAAACTGTACAGCATGAAAATTCGCAGTGCCCGGCAAAAGATAATATCCAAGCAAACTAGTGCATCGAAGTAGCTCGCTATGTCGGCCATGCCTGGACCGTCTTGGCGTGGCGCGCCGCGCATTCAGCGTACTGGCGCAGCAGCTCGATAGCCCACGCTTGCCATGCGTCGTAGTCGTCAGCGCCGGGCCGCTCGACCATCGGGCAAGGCGCTGCCAGAGCGCTATCGAGGGATGCTTTTGTTGGCGGCTTCGATTGCGGCGTCGAGGTTGCGCACGCGGTCAGCATCAGGCATGCAACCAGCAGGCAGAGGTTTCGCATTGCGCAGCTCCTTGGTCAGCGCCGACATGCGCGGCGCCAGGGTGGATTGAATGGTGGCGAACTCGGTGGCCGCTTGCCGGATTGTTGCCGCATCAGCGTGGACGTCGGCGAGTGCCGCCTCGGACAGCGTGGCGCGGAACTCGGCATGCGCGCGCTTCAGATCGGCGATCTCGGCACCGTGCCGCCAGCCGTTCGTGAACCAGCCAGCGGCACCGGTCAGAGTCATTGCCAGCAGCAGGCCCAAGCCAGCCACAAGCGCGCGGGACGAGGCGGCGACGGCCGGTGCGGCTGCTGCCGCTACGATCGGGATCATGGCAACCCCTTCAAGCAAAGCTCGCGCTCGGCCTGGCGCCGGCGCGTGAGTCCGCGCACTTCCTTGCCGCCGACCTTGTTCCACATGAGCAGCGCATTGCAGGCGCCGACCATGTCGCCTGTGTTCGTGCGCCGCGCCATGCTCGATCCGCAGAAGCCGCTCACGCCGATGTTGTAGGCGACGTCGACGAAGGCCACCTTCTGGCCATCGGTCAGGCGCGCGAGCGGGATGCACATGGCGATGCCGGCGGCATGCCGCTCGAGGTCGCGGTCGAGCTGAGCGAGGCACTGAGCGGGCGTGTACGTCTTGCCCCAGGCCGCGTTCTCGGTGGCACCGGTGCAGTACGTGAGCACGCCGGCCATGTCCCGATAGGTGGTGTACTTGGTGCCTTCGAACGGCGGCGTGAAGTTGAACAGCGCGGTCGCAGCCATGGCGCCGAGTAGCACGACCAGGCCGCGCCGCTGGGTTGGTGCGCCCTTAACCATTGCCGGTCAGCGCCGGTTGCGCCACCACGCGCGCGAGCGCGCCGCCGAGCGAGGTCATGCCGGCGGCCACCACCAGAATGGGCGCGGTGCCGCTGGCGTACAGGTGCATGCCGACCTCAACAGCCGAAGCAAAAGCAGCCAGCAGCGCGAAGCGTACCGACCAAAGTTTCGGGAACTGCGCGCGCGCGTCGTCGATGAATTTCATGGTTTCAGCTCCAGTGGGAAATGCGGTTTTACTTCAGGGGCCTGCAGCTGCGCGAGCAGCTGAGCCAGGCGGACCTCGCGTTCGCGTCGCTCGAGGTCCTTTACTTGGCGCTCGATATCAGCGTGCAGTTGCTCGCGCTCGGCCTGCTGCCGCTCACGAGTATTGCGCTCGCGCGTGTACCAGGCGTTCAGCAGGAACGTCAGCAGTGCAGTGAAGATGCCGACGATGACGCCGGCCTGCGTCAGAGTCAGGGAGGTGGCGACCGTTACTGCAGCACCGGCGTAGCTGCCGACTTCCGGCGGGGTGGTCTTGCTGATGCTCATTGCTGCCTTTTGGCGTAACGTCGAAAAACACCAGTGTCCCCAGATGTCCTCAACAGTTCTTTAAAGAGTGAGAAAATCTATAGCCTTGTGGCACTTTCGCGACCGGCAGCAATCCCGCACCAATCACAGCTGGGCGGCATCAATGAACAGTTGGTCGGTCTGCTCATCATTCAAGCCCAAGATGGCCGCCATCATGGCGACGAATGGTGACTCGCGCTCCCAAGTAGGGCGATAGTCCCACGCGTTCTGGACACGCCACTTGGTATCGAGATCTTCGATCGCGTCGATAGCAGGCTGCACATTGGCGAACAAGCCAACGTTGTAAAGTGCTTCGCGCCCCTGTCCAGAAGAAATCTGCTGGGGCACAGGCAACTTGGTAGCTTCGTCGATCGCTGCCTGCTCTTCCGGCGTGGTGGCGCGAACCGTCCATTGTTGGACCCATGCATCGTCGATCTGCTCGATGACACCCGGCTCGACGATCTCGCCGTGCAGCGTGGTCGGGCGCTCGCTGCGCAGCCGGAACACGCCGGCCTCGGCCAGCGCAGCGTCGGTGATCACGCTCTCGAAGATGACGCTCGCCGATGCCCACAACGCACTGCGGATCTCGCCGTGCAATGTGAAAACCTGATTAGTTAACGGTCTGTAGTACATGCTTGTCCTTTAAATATTTAAGTGTTTGCCGAAGGGTAATAGCGACCGGTTCCAGTAATGATGCGACACGCGCCATCTACTCCTCGCACCTCGCCCGAGTACTGCGAACCTCCGATTCCTGCACCATACGTCGAACCGATCCCACCCGATCCAGAGGTCCCTGGCTGCGGCGTATCTGCGTTCGCACCGTTCGAACCTGTCGCGCCCTCGCCGAACAGGCCGACGCCGCCACCACGCGCGCCACTTGCTACCGTGGAGCGGCCACCAAGCCCGCCCGCGCCACCAGACGGCAACGTTCCACTACCAGAGCCACCGGGCCCGGAATAGCCGCCAGTGCCGCCGCCACCACCGCAAGCAAATGAGCTGACGCCACCAATACCGCCGTCGCCACCATCCCCACCACCTACGATGTCGCTAAACGGAGTGCCTGTGCCACCCTTCCCGGCCCCGCCTTGGCCGGTGAGCGAGCCGAAGCCTCCTCCCCCTGCATACAAAAGTACGGTGCTGCCGCGCAGAATGGATGTGCTGCCGCCCGCCTGGAGGCCATTGCCGCCTGCACCGACGACAATGGTGAGTGTCTCGCCGGGAGTGACGGCGATTATTCGCGCCCAACGCAGCCCACCCGCACCGCTGCCCCCTGGCCCATAGCCGCCAGAATTGCGCGTGCCGCCGCTTGCTCCGATACAAACGGGGCTGATTGCGTACACACCTGCAGGCACAACCCAAGGGTACGTGCCGGGCACAGTCCATGACCATTGCCCTGGCTTCGCCTGGGCCGCGCCGAACATCAATTTGAAAATGGTATCGTCCATGCCGGCTCAGTTATCGTAGGGTTCAGTGACAGCCATGCGCCAGCGGGTGGCACCCTTGTTCGTCGTTACAAACATAAGCAGATAGGTCTTCCCAGCGATGAAAGAATAGACAACGTTGTTGGGTGTCTTTACAGTGACAGGGAGCGCTAGAGTGCCGCCTGCGTAGGTCAGCTCTACACTGAAGCTAAAACCGTTCGTCGGGCAATTTGCAAAAACCCACGTCTCGCTCGCCGCCATGGTGCGCGTGAAGAAGTTGGTAGACGATAGGTCAAAGGTAGCCGATGCGGCAGGGCGCGGCGTGAACGTACCATTGCCGAACAGCGGCATCCACTGTCCAGCGTTGTCGTTCGCCGGGTCGACCGTGCCAGTGCCTGCCACCTGGCGACGATATGCTTGGAAGTTGACTTGGCTGATGGCCAGGACGTTCTTGCCATAGGTCGTGCCACTTACCCACGGCTGCGCACTAGCAGCCGCAATCGCGGCCTGCATCGCCGCTGCGGCGTTCTGAGCAGACGCGTCGGCTGCTGCGGCCTTCGCGCTTGCGAAGTCAGCGCGATCAAGGATTTGCGCACCGAACTGATTCAGCTCCGCGTTATAGGCTGGGAGCCGGCGATAGAAGAACCCCATATTCTTATCGAAGGTCGGCTTCTCTTGCGAGCGGTGAGGCAACTCATTTGGATTCAAAAACTCAGTGATAGGCATTACACACTTCCTTCAATTTGCAGTGCCATGTCCGATTTTTTCAAACCCGGAATGACGATTTTGAAACTTCCATACCGCCCGAATACTGCGGTGGCGCCATACGGCCCACCGATCCAGACGATCGGGCGTTGACGTATCTGGAAAAGCTTTCGCTGGATATAGTCGATCTCGCCGTTATCCACCTGTACATCGACGCTCATCCTCTTCGCATATGGCCTGAGCTCCGTATTGGTCGTGCCATCGAAATTGAATGTCGTGCTGGAGTAGTCTTTTCCCTCTGCCGAGAGGCCGTACAGGGAAGGACCGAAATCGTCCACTCCGCCGATGGCCAGCATTCCGCACTTCGGCACACCACCTGGCTTGCGGATCGCGACCAACACCAGCGCGTTGGCGTATGGGGGCAGCGACGTGGTTACGAAATAATCTGAGCGGTCAGCTGGGCGGAAGCACCAGTCGAAGTAGCTGCTGGTTCCGCTCGCGGTAACCAAGCTCGTAACTTCAGATGCGACTAGCCCTTCAGATTGATCGACCACCGACAACTCGATTTCGTCGGCTTCGCAGTTGCCGATATACAGGCCCTCGCTGATCGCCTGCGGCGTGAGGACGATGATGATTTCTTCGGGGTAGATCGTTTGGGTGTTGTTGTACTGGTCGAGCATTGCCCAGCGATTTGTTGCGCCTCGCGGATTCCATGCTGCAGGATCGGTGAGGGCTTTACCTTTGTTCGCATCGATGAGCGACTTGAACACGTTGTGCGTCGCAGGGTCATGGACAAGAGCGTCCTTCGCGTATGTCGCGGCGGCGCTGTAGTCTGGCTCAGTGATGGGCACGTTGGAGTACAGCAGGCCAGCGACCGAACCAACCACGTCAGCAGCGCGGGTGAGAGGTGTCACCCCGCTTGCAATGTACGACGACAGCTTATCGCCGGGCGTCAGGTTCCAGCCCCACATGAATGCACCTGGCGCATTGATGCCAGCATATGAACCGTTACCGTTTGCGTCCAGCAGCACGACGCGGCACAGCAATTTCGACGGGTAGGCCGCAGCTTGCGACACGATGCCGACGATAGAGCAGCGGAACCAGCCCCCAGGCAGCGCTTGAATTTTCGCACCACGCGATTCGATATATGCATCGCCTCCATCAATGGTTCCTGTCGCCAAATTGAAAGCTGCGACAAAGCCGCCCGTGCCGCCAATCGAATAATAAAAGTCCAGGCGGATTCGGCTAATTGTGTCCGCCCGCGCAAACACGCTGAACGTGTATTTTTCTCCGTCGACGTAACTCCGACCGAAAACCTCTTGATCGAGATAATGAAACGCGGTAGCGGCAGTGGCCGCCAGCCGGTCTGCAGCCATGGCGCCATCGGGTGCCGCTGCTGCATTGCCGGCAATTGTGAACTGCGAACCACCATACGCGGCCCCATTGTCCAATTCTTCGGTATAGCGCAGCAGTTGCGACACCGCCGGCTCGATCAGCGCCCACGGCGCTTTGCTCAGGTCGGCGGGATCGTACGTCACACCCAGGGTGTTGGCCGGCACTTGGACCAGCGTGCCGTTCCCGTTGTACACACTTTTAACGGATGGCCGCGAGAACGACGTATCGCCCAGCGTGATTGGATCAACAATAATCATTTGATGCGTACCTTCGGTGAGCCGATCGTTTCCCAACGGTCGAGCAGGTCGGCCGTAACCATTGTGTTCTTGGCGATCGCGGCAAGTGCGCGCTCGAGCGCCTGGTCTTTCGTTTCGTTGTCCTTGCGCAGCTGGCGAACCTCTGCCGCCAGCGCTGCCGAGTTGTCGTTAGGGTTGTTGAGGCGCGACATCAAGTCGCGTGTCTGGCTGGCATTGAAGATGCGCGCCGCGCCGGTAGCTTCCAGCTCCGGCCCGTTCTCGCCAACGATGCGCCAGCCGCCGCCGTGGTCGCCGCCTGCAGCGTATCCAGGCACCTTCGTCTTCGCCTTGTACTCGTTGCTTTCCTTCAGGCCCTGCTCGATCGTGCCGTACGACGTACCGCCTGCGGCACGTTCCATCCAGTACTTGAGTCCAGCCGCATCGGCAGGCCGCCCGAACGTCGACTGGTACAGCGCCTTGATCTTCGCTTCTGGCGAATTGCTGATGGCGCCCACGATGTCCGAGATGGAGCTGCCCGCAGCTGCGCGTTCATTCCAGTACTTCATCCCAGCAGCGTCGGGCGCCCGGCCTAACGTGCTCTGATAGGCATTGCTGATCGCACTCGCCGATGCGTTGACTGGGTTCGAAGCGGCGGCCTGCACGGCTGAGTGCAGTGCAAGGATGGCTTGGTGAATGGACAGCGCGGTCGTGCTGATGCCGTTGAGTTGGTCGATCTGTTCCTGCTCACGTTCGAGCATCTGCTCGTATGAGCTCAGCTGGCTCTCCAGCGATTTAAGCGTGCGTTCCTCGACCGACAGCGCCGCGTCCGAGATCGAGGCCAGGTCGGCCATCGTGTTCTTGGTCGAGTAGAAGTCAGCCTGGTAATCGGCGAAGCTGGCGAACTGCGCACTGGCATCCTGCGTCAGCACGCTCAGGACGGCCTGCAGCTTGTCCGAGTCGGGCAGCATGCCGCCGGCGCGGGCGATCGCCAGGAAGCCCTGTAGATCGCTCTGGGCGCGCGTGCGCTCCATCACCTCGGCACCCGGGCCGCGCATGCCATTGATCGTGCTGCGCAGGCTATCCGAGACCGTGCGGATCTTGTTAGCCGCTTCGGTATGGGTAGCGACCTGCTTTTGAATGGCGGTACGCTCACGGTCGACGGCGCGCTCCAGCACGCTGAACGCGCTGTCGACGTCGCTCATCAAGCCGGCCGCAACATCCTTTGCCGACAGCGTCGCGTCCTTCTCGGCCTTCAGTACCTGGATGCGATCCCACAGCGGACGGTTGCCCTCGTCCAGAGCGGCGCGCTCCCGGGCCAGCAGCTGCTCGCGCGTCATCGTGAGCTGGTCGAGCTGCTCTTGAAGCGTGGTGCGCTCCTGCGCGATCTTCTCCTGCGCTGCGGCCTCGGCCTGCAGCGACTGGATGCGGTCCCACAGCGGGCGATTGGTGTCGTGCAGGGTATCGCGCTCCTTGGCCAGCAGCTGCTCGCGCGTCATTGTCAATTCGTCGAGCCGGTCCTGCAGCGTGGCACGCTGGTCCGCGATTTCCTCGAGCGACATGCTCAGGTCTTTCACAGCCGGGTACACTTTGGCGAACGCGTCGGCCAAGCTCATCATGGCGGTGAACTGCTTGGCACCCGCCTCGGTTGTCTTGTCGATACCGAGTGCCGCCTTCTTAAACTCATCGCTGGTATCAACCCAGGCCAAGCCCATGCCGTCGAGTTGCTCGGTGACGTACTTCTGGACCGGCGCCAGGCGCTCCGCCTCGGTCAGAAAGCTATCAGCGAACGAACTCACCTGGCTGGCCAGCGCGCTGATGCCGCCCGACATATCGATCAGCCGCTCACGCGCCGGCACGCTTGCGATGCCAGCCGCGCCGACAGTGGTTCCGATAGAGGCCATGATGGCGTCAAGGCTCTGGTAGTTCGACGCCACCCGGGCAAGCGTTTCAAGGTAGCCCTCGCCTACTTTCTGGAACGACTCAAGGCCGGCCACGCCGGATGCGGCCAGGCTATCGCCGACCTTCGAGAAGACCGCTTGTAGTTCCTCCTGGATCTCGTCGTCCGACAAACCCTTGAGGCTGACCTTGCCGATGTCGACAACGAAGCTGCTCAGCTGCGCATTGAAGCTGTCCGCGCCCAGCCCAAGGATGGTGCCGGCTTTGAACACGGTGTCGTACAGCGATGTCAGCACGCTGGCGATCTGGCGGTTTCCTTCGGCACCCAGCCCTTCCATCTTCACGCTGGTCTTGTCACTGCCGAACCAGCCGCCGTCTTTCTTGACGTCGGCGTACTGGGACGCCTTGACGCCACCGGCCAGGATGCTGCCGAAGCTCGACTTATCCAGGGTAAAGCCGGTGTCCTCCACCGTCTGCTTGCCACCGAAGACGCTACCCAGTGCCTTGCCGACGAAGGTCTTGCCGATCACGGCACCCAGCACCGCGCCGAGTGCCATGCCAATTGGGCCACCAAGCAGAAGGCCGATCTGGCTGGTACCCATGCCGACGTAGGCACCAGCCATCGCGCCGCCTACGGCTCCCGCTGCGGCACCGCCAATGCCAATCGCCTTCGAGTCGAACGCGCCTTTGTTCATTTCCTTGCCGAAGTCACCGGTCACGCCGGTTGTGCGCACGAGCAGCGAAGCGAACTGACCGATGCCCGACTCGATGTTGCGAAGCGAGATCAGCATGTCGTTGTTCACGCCGAGCGTGTCCTGCGACGACTGCTCGATCTCAGCGAGCGCGCGGGCGATGGATCCAGACTTTGCGTCCGAACCCAGCACGGTACCGGTGCCCTGCTCCTTCTGGCGGGACTCGGACAGACTCACGCTGCTACCGCCCGACACGCCACCGATAGCCACGCCCAAGCCAGCGACGACGGCGGCCATGGCGGCCATACGTCCGAAGGCGCTGTAAGGGTCGCCGGTGCCCTGATTGAGAACCGCAGCGATACCCTTCGGCACCAGCTCGGCCATCGTCATCGCGAGCTCGGCGGCGTGGAAGACCTTCGATACCGTCATCAACGCCTGGTATCCACGGCTCTGCTCGCCGAAGAAGCCAGCCGCGGCACCCGCCATGTCGCCGTAGCCGGACAGGCGGTTCTTGGTTTCCATCTCGTTGAGACGTGCGATATCGGAGATGTACTTCTGTTCGCTCATGGCGCCGGTTAAACGCTCACGCTCTGCAGTGGCGCGGTGTTTGTCGATCTCGGCCTGACGCTTGCCAAAGCCGTCGAGCGTAGAGGTCAGCGCAGACAACGCGGTACCCGCACCGCCCAGCGATTCGCGCAGGGCTTCGCCGAACGACTGTGCTTTGGCGGGGTCGAGGAACTCATCTAGCTGTTCGATGGATTTCTTGCTGGCTTCGAGACCGTCGATCTTGCCGAGCGCGGTCGCGCTGCGCTGCTTTGCGGCGATCAGCTTATCGAGATTTTCAATCTGCTTGAGCGTGAGGCCGCTGGATGATGCCTGAGTCCGTTGATACTCGAGCTCTGCCAATTCCATTGCTTCGATCTGGCCCTTCGTTTTCCCGAATGTAAGCGCGAGCTGCTCGTTGCTGGCCGCCTCAGTCATTGCACTTTCAATCGCCTTTGCAACGCTTGTGTCATAAGCGGCCATTGACTTGGCGTACGACTCCAGCCCCTCCGCCGCACGCTTGTTCGCCTCGATCACTTCCAGCTTCGTCACAAGCTCGTTGCCCTCACTTTCCAGAAGGGCATATTGGATTGGTGTGAGCTTCCCCTTCATCTCGGCCAACAGCTCGGTGAGCTTGAGCTGCTCTTGCTGGCTGGCGGATAGTGATTCGCCAGCACTGAGTTCGAGATTGGCGGCAGCGATTTTCGCTTGGATCGCTTTCACCAGGTTCTGATATGCGGCGGCTTGCTTTTCCGCATCCTTAGAAGCATTGCCACCGTTCGATTTGTAAGCAAGTGTTTTCTTGCCAGGACCTTCCGCCGGGGCACCGGGAGCTGCGCCCTTCCCCTCATTCTCAAAGTATCCAGCCAGAGCACTTGAGAAGATATCGCCTCGCGAATTATAGAAATCCGACAGCTTCTTATTTGCCGCCTCCAGAACTTGGTTACGCTCAGCAACTGTCTTTTTCAACTCCTCCAACGGAGAGCCGCCATTTGCAGCGCTATAGGCCATCCTTGCAGGCGAAGCCGTCCAAAGCACTTTGAGGTCAGCGGCCACAACCTGGACGCTGCTTGAGATCGCGGAGAAGCTGCGAACTGCCAGCACGGCAACGTCGGCCACGCGAGCAATACCCATTGCAGTCATCTTGGCCCAGTCAGCGATTTCGCCACTGTCGATTAGACCGTTTTGTTTTTGTATGACATCAGAAAATCCTTTCGCCAATCCGGACAAAGCGGGCAGTGCGGCTGCGGTAATAGCTTCGAACGCTTCGTCGGTGCGCACACCCAACATACCAAACTGGTCTTGTAGGGAGGCGACTTGGGTAACCGATTCGGCAGAGATCGTTGAGAAGCCATCGACGGTTTCCGCCAGATCATTCATAAACGGCAGCAGCTTTACGCCGGATTCCTCGAACAGATCATTTGCTAGAGCGGCTTTGCCGGAACCATCGGCGTAGCTTTGCAAGCTCTTCGCTACCTCAATGAATACTTGTCCAGGATCACTCAGCGTGTTCGCAGAAATGCCAAGGGCGGAAAGCGCCTTTGCTGTCTTGCTTGATTTATCATCGAGAGTGGTGAGGCCGCGTGCGAGCTTGACCAGGGCAGGATCTACCGTGCCTCCAAAATCGGCGCCGAACGCTTTAGCAACTTTCTGGATTTGCGACAAACTCTCGACGGTGGAGCCGATCTTTTGCGAGAGATCATCGAGCTGGCCCATGGAATCCATGACACCTGTGATCCGCGCCGCCAGACTGGCGAGCGACACGCCTGCGACGGTGAATCCAGCGACATTGCCGATGGTCGACTGCAGGTTTGAATAGCGATCGCCGAGACTACCGAGCTGCCCCGAAATGCGCTCGAGGGATTCAGCGTTCATACGGCGCAGTGAGTCACCGACAGACTCAATCCGCCGCTGGCTTTCTGCCGCACCTTCTACAGCCAACTCAATAAGTGCGCGCGGCAGTGACATCGTCCTAGTTCCTTAATTCTTGCGTTGGCGTGACCATTCTTCGAGGCACGCTCTTTCCATCATTTGAATCAGCAGAAACGTATGCTCACGGGCCTTCTTCTTCAGGCCGCGTAGCCGCATACATGTTTCCACTCCTGGGTAGTTCAAACCTGTAGCACCACCCATGCCGGCGCTCCATTGGGTTTGCACAGCGAGCCACATGTTGAAAGGCTCATAGTTCTCAGGCCAGAGCCAGTATTCGTCTTCGTTCAGCGCGATGCCGCCCTCGGCAGAGAGACCGAAGGCGGCAAGCGCATCGTTGACGTGATCGTGTTCGGCCGGCTCATCGTGACCAAACTCGATTTGGCCGCGCGCCAATAGGCGCACGACCTCGGTCAGTTTTTTGCGATTGCTGCCACCTGCTCCAGGTAGGCGTGCATGATCACGACCGGCATGCCGACGTTGTCGATCAGTTCGTCGAACTGTTCAGGGGTGAAGTCTTGAGCGACACCGGTTTCATTGAGGACGCCCTCCCAGCCTTCGGCGATGTCGCGAACGAACTTCTTCACGTCGCCCTTTTTGTCCTTCATGGCAACGTCGATTTCGTCTTGGCTCAAACGCTTGCAGTGAAGCTTGAAGTCGAAGTTGACTGGCTTGCCGCTTTCATCAGGGAGGGTCCCTTTGACGGTAACGGCGAGTTTGTTGCGCTTGATGAGTTTGATTGCCATGGCGTTCTTCTTTCAGTTATCGATGGATTGTTTGTTACAGGACGACGATGCGCCACTCGTCGTTGCCGTTGACCGGGACCAGGCGCAGGTCGAAGCCGATCAGGCGCTTCCCGTTCAGTTCCGACTTGCGCGGATTGGTCAGCTGTACCGCTGGCGCGAAGATGAGCACCTTGTTGCCAGTAGCTGTGCCGATGGTGAAGCCGAGCGACTGCGTCTCGTTGGCCTTGACCGCAGCCATCAGCGCAACTTCTTGCACTGCCGTCAGTTCGAGCTCGATCGTCGCAGTCGACTGGCGGTCGGAGATATCGACTGTCTCGGTGCTGAGCATCGCGCTGAAGTTGACCACGTTGCCGAAGTTCAGTTCGAGGCCCGTACTGTTGTACAACGTGCCGCCGCTGAGTGCGCCGGCTGCATAGGTGCCGCCCAACGTGATGTCGATCACGTTGGCCTTGGTCATGGCGACAGGCTTCTTCCATGGGGTGAAGACGCCGGTGGCATTTGGAGCGACAGCGATGCCGCCATCCAGGCCGACCCACTCGAAGCGCAGCATTGGACGCTCACCGACCTTGGCCGACAGCGTGCAGTTGCCCATCGAGTCGAGCAGCTTGTGCAGCGCGCCGTCGTCGTAGTAGTACTGCGTCAGCATCTTCAGGCCGGTCGACGCTGGCATGTATTCCACACGAGCTGGCGTGGTCAGCAGACCTTCGGCAACCGCGCAGCCCTGCAGCAGCTGGCCCCATGCAGGGGCAGTACCGGCCGTGCCGGAACCAGCCAGCTCGACCGCATATGTAAGCTTGACGCTGGCTGGTCCGACCAGCTGCTCGCTGCCACCGAAGTAGCCACGGATCAGCGAGCGGTCGATTGACTGCGCATCGAGCGGCGTGATGCTACCTTCGGACATGAGCACAGCATTGGCCGCGCCGGTTGGCGCCGCATCTAAGCCCGGGGTCGTCTGCACCTTGGCAGTGACGATGGTGTTCTTGATCAGGCGGGGCATCGTTTACTCCTGGTTGGCCGTGCTGTCGTACTCGACGGCTGCGGCTGGAGTTTCGTCGGCAGGGGCTGGGACCGGGTCATTGGAGACCCACTCCCACGAGTCCCGGTCGAAGGTCCAGGAACCGCCACCAGGTGGCGGCGGGATCTCGCGCTCGGGCGGCGCGGTTTGCGTCTTGTCAATATTCATGTCAGCTCAATGTAAAGTTGCTTGTGCGGTGATCTGCGGTATAGGTGAGTCGGACCCACCCGGTTTTCTTTCCGTCCGTCGTGTTCTCGGCTTCGATGCCGATCACCTGCAGATCGGAGACGACGCCGTCCAGTGTCGAGTTGGCAGCCAGTCGTTCGAACACAGCTTTGAGCAGCGGGTCGACCGCGAGGTCACCGCTCTCGTTGATGCCGGCTGCGTAGCATTCGACGGTGAGGCGGGTCGCCCAGTCAATCGGCGCGCCGTTGATCGTGCCGCCGGCTGGTACCGAGTGCTCCCACTGCACGCTGATGGCGAGCTTGTCCTGGTCGGGCACGGCCATGGCGCGGGCGCGGTAGATGGCCTTGCACACTGGAGGCTGCGCTTCCAGCGCCGTGATGACTGCACTCACGATGTTTGCGAACGCGGTCCTCATGCGGCCACGGTCAGCGTGAGGATGGTCAGGCCGGTGTTGTCCGGGTCCGCGTCGACGATCTCGTAACGCACCGCGTCGATCGTGATCTGCTTGCCAACTGGCTCGACCATCACGGCGCTGCTCGCGACGGTGACGACCGGGCTGCTGGACGCCACACCCATTCCGAGCTGCGCTTCACTGGCCAGGTTACGGAAGATGCCAGGCACACCCGCGCCGGCGATCATCACCTGCTTGTTAGCAAGGTGATTCAGGACGGCGCTGTTCGCGGCCAGCTGGAGGTTGGCGAAGAGCATGGGCGTGGGTTAGCGAATGACGCCGTCGAGCAGTACGGTCGCGGTAGTCTCGGTGCCGCCCTTGGCGGCGGCCAATGCGCCGACCAAGGTATTGTTGGTCGCAGTCGTGGTCAGACGCTTGGCGGTGTTGTCCCAATACATCTTGGCGCCGGTCGCACCGGCGTCGGCCTGCACAGCGCCCAGAACGTAGACACCGAAGCGGTTGACCTCGACCTCTGCACCCTGCACAGCGTCGCCGCAGGCAACGCCAAAGATCGCGCCGACCAGCACCCCTTGGCCACCCAGCAAGTTGGCCGGGGCAATGACGGTCAAGGTACAACCGCTCTGAATGAAATTCTTCATGTTCGATTCCTGTGGTGAATGGATGAGCTGACAGCAGCGGCTTACTTGCCGACGCCTTCGTACAGACCACGGTGGTCAACGGCCTTGGCCGCGAAGTCAAGGCGGCACTTCCAGGTCACGCCGTCGACTTCGAAACCATTCTGACTTTCGATGACCGGGCCTTCCGCACCGTCCAGATAGCAGTACTCGACGGTATCGACCTGGCTGTTGCTGCTGGCGAGGAACCATGCCGTTTCGCTCATGGCGTCCAGGATTGGTTCAACGATCGGCTCGACGGCAGTGCGGCCGCCACTGCGGAATTCATTGATGTCACTTTGCTTGGCCGGCACATAGTTCGAGCTGGTCAAAGCGTATGCATCCTGCTCGAGCGAGGCAGGGACGATCAGGAAGTTGGGCGCCAGGTTCAGCTCTTCGCCTGCCAGACCCTTCTGCAAACGCATGGCTTTGCGGCCGGCCTTCAGTCCGTCCAGCGAAAGCGCGGAGCCAGCGCCCGACCCGATGTTTTTGTGGGCGGCGTCGAACAGCGGCTTGCCATCACCCATTACTGGATTGCCAATGAGCTGGCTATACACCAAGCGATTTTCCAGGCGACTCGAACTTGCGCCGAACGCGGTAACGAGCTTTTCGAATGCGCGCAGGTCGTCGTTGATGATGGCTTGGCGGGTGAGCGACACCATGCGGCCATACGTCACGAGAGCGTAAGACACGCCCGCGTCAACCATCGTGCCGTACTTGAACTCGCCGTGCTCATTGGTCCGGAGCAGTTCTGGCGCGCCAGACATCTGCACGATGTTGATGTTCTTGAAGTCAGGCGCATTCGGCGCACGGCGCGCCCACTGCGTGTACGTGCCTGCGTTCTCAGCGTAAGCATCACGCATGCGTTTATTGGCAACATTGCCAAACAGAGCTGCGAAGTCGCTGGTGCCGTGCATGCCCGCCGAACGGAAGTTCAACATATTAGTGGCCAGCTGCATGCGATCCATGCCACGTGTCGAAACACCACGCGCTTCCAGGAAGTCACGACCCAGTTCGAGCAAACTCATGCCACGGAATTGGGCGCCGTTCTCGGTCATCTTCGTGCGGGCGTACACGCGGTGCATGATCGCTTCTTCCATGCCGGCCATGCGCGTTTGCTCCACGTCGCCCACCAGCTGGATGCGGGTGT